GTCGCCAAGGCCCCCTAACCTCGCGGGGCTGGATCAACTCCAGCCCCGACTTTCTTCAAGGAGCTAGTTATGCTTTTAATCAAGAAAGCTCATCGCGGTTTTAGAACGGTCTACGAGCGCCGCTACTGTCTCAACCAAGATAAGCCTAGCTGGGGATGGTATGGGTTCGAGTGCGATCAGCAAGGAAACGTGTTCACCGAAAGACTAGAAGATTCAGCGCTCAATAGCTACATTCAAGCCTCAACCAAGTTCATGGTCAACGGTCAGCCAGTATACGGCGGTCACGTTCACTCGTACGAGGTATGGGAATCTAACTGAGCAGTTGGCATGTGCAACCACTGCGACCGCAATGTGCTGCTCAACCAGTACTCCAGCCAATGCGAATGCGGGACTGAGTACGACATCGTAGGCAATGAACTGATTCCTCACCGGTGGAAAGACGCTTCGGAATCGGTGGATAGCAAAACCGACTATCCTATCTACTCACCCGAAGAGCTCAACTAATACTTCGGTGCTCAGCCGCGGAATCGGCTGACACTGCTACGCTGGACGCCGATACTATATAGACCTGGGAGGATAGGTATGATCGTAATTAGATCAGCAAAAACTTGGAGCATCATAGCTGCCTTTCGAGACACACTCAGGCAGATGCGGATAGGGTGTGACACATGAAGTCAACTGATCGAAGACTGCCACCGCCACTTAACGCTAGAGCCTGGAGCATGGGACTGTTCGCAGTCACCCTCTCTAAGCTAGAGATAGTGCCATGGTGAGACAAGAAGAATTTCACTATAGAGGGAGAAGGATAAGGTTTGAGACCTTGATCTACTTCTCCCGCACACTTCATGCTTTAAAGGTAACACCCTACAGACTGATGGGAGGAAACTATGGTTGATATACTTGTCGTGTTTGCTGTGCTGTTCATAGCGGTAGCACTGAAAGAGATGGTTAGGGAGTAGCTTTGTATTGAAAGTTAAGTGGAAACTGTTGGTCGGAGTGCGCTGCCCCCACCCCACCTCCGGAACCTGCCGGAACCGCACTTTGCCCCACTTCTTCTCCTTACTCTATCCCTATCCCTACTGTCTCTTCTCCCTCTATCCCTAGCTTAGCTCCATGCGTTTAGTCCTTCTCTTATATATCTCTTAGGACTAGTAGGAGAATTGGTTAGATTAGGGGTTTAGAGTTTAGATTTAGAGTTTTTATTAGTGGTAGGTATTTTAGGTATTGAGAGTATATTTAGGTTTTTGGTAGGTGGTAGAGATATTTTTAGGTCGGGGAGATGGTTGATATTGATGGATTTTTTGGTGGGGAGGGAGCGGAGATTTAACATGAGTGAATTTAAGCACTTATTAGGTGGGGAGAGTAGGGTCATAATCGGTGACTCGGAAACCGTCTTTCTTGGGTTCATGGTTAGACTCTATAAGCTCGGAGTGATTGAATGGGTGGATATAGAAGTTGCCGCCGATAGATTTGACGAAGTGAAAGCAAGACTAGTGTCGAGGATCTGAGAGATGGACGCATGGGGAAGCAAGCACGGATCGTACCCAGAGTACAAGGAGAAGAGAGCGACCTTGTTTCGGTTCTTCAACTCTGTCCTAAAGCTTAAGATCGTAGGTCCGAGATGGGTAGTTTTAGGGGATTGAACCTATGCACAAGCAGAAGATGACCGACTTGTTTCGCTTCATTGACACCATCTACCATCTGAGGATCGTAGGTGTGCAAGAGTATTTCGCAGGAGGTTTTCGAGTAAGCGGAGTACCGAGATGGAGGACATGGTGATATTCAAGAACAACAAGTTCGATAGAAGCTACAGCACGAGGATTCTGCTGAGGTTCATGCTCACCGCTCGTAAGATGAGGATCCACGAGTGGGAGCTGCTAGAGCATCAGATCGAGTGGAACGTTAGGCCGATGGAGTGGTATGACACTCGACGTATATAAGCGACAAAGACCCGACGTAGACAAGAGAAACACCTCCTTCAAGTTCTTCGACATCGTCTACAAGATGGCGATAGTAGGAAGACTTGAGCTAACGATCGGCGTATGGAAGATAGCATACAACTGGAGGATGCACGACTATGATACGTGAGAGGATTAGGGCAACCAAGGCCAAGCGCAAAAGGGACTTGCTCTTCAATCTTCTGTATGTCTTCTACAGAACTAGAATAGTAAGCGGCAGCGCGTACATATCCGGCTTACCGGTCATAAGACATCGCATGGCTTCAGGTAAATTGAGGTATTGAGGTGTGGTTACGGATCTATATTCAGACAATCACAAAATGATGGTTCTATACGGTCTTCTTGGGCTTATGTACAAGATCGATGTCGTAAGCGAAGAAGATTTTGTCAACAGCTATTCTATCTTGGTAAGAGGGCGACGTGGATCTAAATAAGATGCGGTCAATAAAGACCAGATTGGAAGAAGAGCAGTATACACAAAAAGTAGTCCACGAAGCCTACGCCCTGATAGATAAGAAAAGCAAACTACTGTTGATGATCCGTACCGTGGAGGAGATGAGAATCATCAGTGAGATCAGTTCAGAGGCTTTTTATCGTTACAGTAAAAAGATCGACGAACACACGCGTTTGATTCTTGAGGCTCTGAAATGATAGTACATAAGCTAAAGAAATCCCCGTCCGGAGGTGAGATCTTTGAACTCTGGAGAATGTTTCGACTCATGCACAAGGCTCGTGTAATAAGTTCCGTGGATTTTGTTTCCATGTCTACAGAGATGACGACAACGTGGCAAGCAGATAGAGCGCACGAAGAAGAACCTCAGCACGAGCAAAATAACAAGCAGTAAGTATTGGAGAGATTTACATGCAGCGAGAGAAGATCGACTACATACTGGATACTTACCGAGCTTTCTGCTACTTCTATCCCGAAGACGTAGTAAAGGGCGTAGTGAACGGAGCGGGTCCGTCCGGTTATGGAAACTGGGTTCGCGATACGCTGTTCTACAAGTACTGTGTGACCGAGCCCGCAAACGTCCACGACTTCCTGTACTCCAAGTACGGTCCAAAAGACGTGTCTAGAAAAGATGCAGACGACTTCTTCTTGCTATACATGCTTATCAAGTTAGAGCAGCAAACTGAGATATCGAAAGCTCTCAACCTGCCGTTGGTATATTCCTATTACTGGTCCGTAAGGGCTTTTGGTTGGTCTTTCTGGACGAAGAAGGGTTGAATGCCGATGAGATCAGACAACAGAATACCGATGTCGGACCTTCATATTGGCAAGGTCATCTCGAGCGAGTGGATTAACGTGACAAGAGAAGCTCACGTGGAACTGATCAAGCAGAGATTCGTGATGTCTATGCGTAAGCTTAGGGTTGCTAACTTGCGATGATCTATCAAGATGAGAGATGAAATGTGTAACGCCATAAGCAAGAAAAAGATCGAAGCGCTATCCGAGCTCATATTGTTGATATACTGGCTGCGCATATCCGAGAACAGACAATATTACACTAGCGCCCTTTGGCTCAAATCGTACATAGATTTTTAATTGTAGGATGAAACGTGACTAGATTTGCTATAATTATCGCTTCGATCTTCACAATGGCTTGTTCTCCTATGTTGCCTTCGTGGGTTCCGCTAGTTCAAGCAACCCTTCTTCAAAGAAGATACTTAAAAGACTTCTTGCGCAACAGGCCCGGAGTCAAGATAACAATTATCCCTTCGAAATTAGACCTAAAAACTACTTGCTTTATTTCTGAGAAAGATGGAAGTCGAGAGTTAGCTTTGTCTCCATATATGACCAAGAGACAAGATGTGTATAAAGAAATCAAGATGTGCTTGAACAAGAATTTTTGATGATCAAATCCAGATAAAATACTCCGATGCTTTAGATTAAATAGTAATGCTAAAAGGAAGTTAACATGGAAATATATGGATGGGTTTGTACCGCTACTCTTCCCTATCTTGCACTTGCGCTAAGTCTATGTTCCCTAGTTGAACCGATTTATTTCATAGTTTCAATTATCCGCGAAAGGAGACGCCGCCGATGAAAATTATGGCTCCTTGCTTGTGCTGCGAACATATCTTTTACATTAGCTTTGCGATACTTGGATTGTCTGCTGTACTTTATGCAGTTGCAGGTTTACTTTGTTATTTCTATAGGCGTAGATAGGAAGACGAAGATGAAGCGCAGTGATATATTTGTAGCGCTACTAGCTGCACTGATTAGTTGCAGTCCGATGAGATCGCCTCCAGAGATACCGCATGAGATTCTGATTGAATTGCAGACAGACAAACAGACAATGTTCAATATGAATTCTCAAATTAACTGGAGTCTGGATGACGATCTTAAAAGCCACACGAAGAACATGAAACCCGGAGAAACTTTACTGATCTACATCAAAAGCAACGGTGGCGGAGTTGATGCTGCAGAGAGCATCATAAACACCATGAGCAGATTTAAGACTATCTGTGTCGCTGATACAGCTATGAGTGCCGCGTTTGAGATCTATCAATCTTGCACAGTGAGAGTTTATCTCGATAAAACTATACTTATGACACATCACCACTCAATATCATTCGGCAATGGAAGTATCTCCGTGGCCGAAGCTTTTATATCAAGCTTAGATGGTCTTATTCAAGAAATCTATCTATTGAAGAGATCAGCAAACAGAATGGACATGACCTACGACGAATTGCTTAAAAAAATAGAAAAGAGCAAGGGAGAGTGGTATATCTATGGAAGGGATATTGTCGAATATCATGCTTCGGATTATCATATTAAAGATAGTCAGTTAAAGAAATTAAAGTAAAATAAATACTCATAGTAAGGCAAGTGACTGTCTACTTTTTTAAGGAGAATATCGTGAAAACTACATTCGTTACTATTCAAGAAGTTATTAATGGGGCAAACTGTCCACTACCTTTGGAGACAATTCCTAATCAAATGGGGATAAACTTGTGCGCCGTTGATGGAATTACTTTCACAGAACAGGAAGATAAGCAGCTTGTCAGCATGACTATTCATTTTGTACCAGAGGAAAAATAATCGAGATATAGATTTGAAGAACAGGGGTCGCCATAGCGACCCCGAAACGACTTCTACACTATGATGAGCGAGCTATTGTATTAATGCGCTATTAAACTTATTTTTCTATAGGAGGTTGCACTATCCGTATCTATTTTTAGTTAGCTTTTTCATACAACCTACAAGTTGGATTATTAAATTATACATTATATTGAGTTAATTCCGATTCTTAAATAATCAGATTTGGCATGTTTTATTTAGCGAGGTGTTCAGTGACAAATACTGCATATAGTTTGCGAGTAGAATCAGCGCTAGATCCGAGTTACACGCAATCTAATCCTCTGAACAATTACAGAAGATCCTCTAATGCAAATTCTAATGGTACATATCTAGTCGGCTGGATCAAGGCGACGTATATCGAGCTTGCTGAATTGTTTGGAGAGGCCGAAGAAGCCGATGAGAATAAAATCTCAGGTCATTGGCGTTTTGTAGATGAAGATGGAAACGTGTTCACTCTATATGATTGGAAGAAAACAAATCTATATGACTTTTCAAGTCCTTCCGTAGAAGAGTTTAGAAAATGCAACCTACCATCTACGTTTAACATTGGCGGTAAAGATAAAACTGAGTCGAACTGCAACTTCATGAGATGGTTGGAGACAAAACTGTATTGGCATAGAACAAACAAACTGACCAAGATGATACTTGGAGACAAGCATGATTAGATCATCTCTTTCAAAGAACTATCAAGTTAAATTTTTAGACACAGAATATTTCGTATTGCAGATGGAAGATTACAAGACCAAAATTTGGCATTTTTATCCAGACACAGGCAAACCTCACACAATGCTTGAAAGCATCACTGTTCTCGGCAGTGCGATAGACGCTAACAAGATTAGAATAAAGAGAGGTTGGGTTCAGGCTGATGAATCCACGCTGGTGCAAGTATTGGGACCTTGTGCAGTTACTCCAGCTTTCCATCCTTATTGTACGAATGCTAAAATCTGGCTGGTCCGTAGTAGCAAAGGTTATATATATAGCGTATTCAATGACGATGCTGTTAATGTTAATTCTACTCATGTTGATGATACTTTCGGCATAAGCTCTCTTAACTGGAAAGCAACACCGGACGGCAAATATGAAGACTATGAAAGCGCTAGCGACTATTGCGACTTCATGAGATGGCTGGAAGAGCAATTGAATTGGGCTAAAAGTACAGAGCAGATAAAAATACTTTTAAACGCTTAAACAAGTAGAGATATGGATTTTACAGAAAAAACTACCTATCACTTGTATATCAGAGCAAAAATGTATATAATGCTGCATCAGCTGAGAATATCATCTGACGGCAAATTTATGGGTTTTGCAAAAATGTCAAAGATAGTCTACGAATCATCTCTTTGCGGGTGTTGAATGATTGATATTTTTTTACATCTTAATATAGCGATAACAATAATAGGTCTCGCTACTTTGACGGTTGAGTTCTTAGTAAAAAGAAAGAAAAGAAAAAATAAAGAATACCTCGATAGTAAGTTTAAGGAGATTAAATGAAAGTTGTTTTGTTTACCTTGCTGCTTATCAGTACTTCTTGCGCAACATCTGGATCCAAAAAACCAACAGAAACATTAGATGCTTGTCCCATGAACTACGATCCACATCTTTGCCATCTGATAATAGATGAAGAAATGTTTACTGCATACGGCGAAAACAAATGCGTTGCTCTTAAAAATCTCAGAGAACTATTAGTTTCCAAGAACCACAACCCTGAATTGCTAAAAATTGTTAAATGCGGACCTGTGTATCAGTGATTTCGATTCTATATCATCTATATCTCCTACGTGGGAGGCTTGGTGATGAATCAAAACATACTTGAAATATGTTGGATAGTTAATAAGAGAAACAAATGGGCAAAAGAAAGAAAGAAATTAAGAAACAAACACTATCGCTGCAAGATTAACAAAAAATCAACAGAAGAAACCAAAAATATTAAGTTAGAATTCAACAGGCACAATTATCTTAGAATTGTATTGAATCAGTATACTCGTAAATTAAAGCATCTCTTGAAACAAGAGAATCTTAAACTAATCAGCGATAAGAACGCCGGTTATTGCGCAATAGTTCCATCTGATGTGAATGTTCCTAACTTTCTCATAAAGCAAACACCGTGGGGGAAGTTTGACAAGGAACAAATAGCAAGTTTTGCAGTATCGTTTGAAGCTATGCTCGCGCTTGAAAAAATTGTAGGAGAGTAGTTATGTCTTTTTGGTTGAATTTTGGATTCGATATATCAAAATACAGTATCGAATTAAATATGTTTATTCCAAGTTTTGACTTTGTCTTAAAAAGAAATTTTGACAAAGGTATGTTTTGGTTTCAACTAGGTCCTTTTACTTTATGTGTAACCGATAATAAAAAGATAAATGATTGGTTCGAGGCGAATTATCCGGTTAGGCATCAAAAAAGAAAAGAAGAGGGACAACAATGATGGATAAGTATGTTTTGTTCAATTTACTTCTACTAGTAATTAGCGGAGTTTCTTTTTTATCGGTACTAGACATTGTTTTTGATTTGTTCAAAAAACCTCAAAAAACCTTGAGAGAACTCACAATAGAGGCAGAGGAAGATGAGCGAAGAAGTGACTCTAGAAGAACTTGAAAATGACTATGATTGTATGTTGCACATGGAAAGGGGATTTGTAGAGATCGGAGCGTACAAATTCAAAGCATCAGATGTTTTAAAGAAATGCAATCCAGTAGCATATCGTCAAGAGATAAATGATTTCATTAATAATCTATTAGAAGACGAAGATTTATTTGAGTTTAACAATAGATATTTTATAGAACCGATAATGTTTTTTGATGTGTTGAAAAAACTTAACATACATGATATTGGTGCCGAGGTTGTATGAGAAAGATATTAAACTTAACTTTCATAGGTCTCATTACTGCTTGTGGGATGGAGACTGAAGAAGATCGGATTTTAGCTGAAATCAAATCATATTCTAACGATCTGATAGATAGTTGTCTAAACACTGAGCATAAAGAATTGTGCTCAAGTAAGACTATTACAGCAAAAATATTAGACAAACAAGAGGAGAAAAGTTGGAATAGTATTTGTTGGACCGAAGTCGATTTGACTTCCAGCGAAAAAGAGCAGAAATTCTATGTTGCAATTAGTGCAGCATATTTAAACATGGGAAATCGTAAATTATTAGTTCAAACAAAGATATACGAATGTTTAGTTTGGTTTCAAAATGTCCCTAATCTTTCTTTTTCCGAATTTGCTTCAGATTTAAAATTATAAAAATAGATCTGGCAAAATCCGATTCTATATTTGAATGTGAAGAAGAATGGTTCTTTTTCACTAGTTTGTTGTAAGGAGTTTGTATGTCATTTTCACAGCGAGAAGCAGTTTTTAACGCAACCATGGAAGTTCTACAGAAAGCGGGAATTGAGTTTGTTCCAGGCAAAACTGTGATCCATGATGTTGTAACAAAAGAACATCGTGCTCAAATTCTAGAAATTGTAACTAATATGTTCTCAGCTGGTCAGGTTTCTTTTTCAGACAGCGCTGCAAATCAGAAAAAGTTGTCAGATAGGTCTGAGTTGCGAAAATATGTGTCTGGTCTTGTTTCCAACTGGCATAACAAAGACAAGTCTCTTAATGCTGGCCAAACTTATCAAGCAAAAACCCCAGGATCTCGGCAAGGATCTGGAGATCCAGAGTTGAAGGAGTTGCGCCTACTTCGTAAAGCCTTGCTCGAACGAGGTGCCGACACAAAATCAATCTCGTCAGTAGACGAAGCGATCGAGGCTCGTCAGCAGCAACTTGGTCAGACAAAGAAAGTTAAAACGAATGTAAATACAGAGCTTCTACCAGAAGAGCTTCGTGCGTTGCTTGGGTAAAGTATAAAGACTCATGGACGAGTCCTCTATTTGGGAATAGATATGGCAATGAAAGTAGATTTAAATCATGAAGTCCCATATTTAGGCGGAGTATCTAAAGATGGGCAAACAGTTTATTTAGATAAAAGATTTCCAAACACTTATCGTCAAAAAGATGGAAAAGTAGTTGAATCGCATAAATATCTCATATTTCATGAGATAGCAGAGTTTTTATTGCTTTCTCAGGGTGAGAGTTATAATAAAGCCCATAGAAGAGCTGCTCAATTAGAGAAAGAGTTCTTAATCAAGGGTGGTATAAACGTGAGAGAGTATTATCAGAACATATACGATCATGTTAAAACTTCTATGAAGAACATAGATGCTGACGATATTCCCAAAGATCTAGACTTAAGACCATACATAGAAGACGGACTGTCTCCAACATTGACCGCAATGGGATATCCTCATAAAGTAAAACATCCGCATTCTGCAACTGATCATTTCTTAAATGAAGAGATGAAGAAAGATATAGAACTTTAGTTATAAAGTTCCAGGTCTAAACAATTCGCCTCTTTCGTCTTGATAGTTGCCACCAGTATCAGTCGATACAACAATCGCCTTTGGTACATTTGAAAAAGAATTGCTAGTCTGGTATATAACAGATCCAATAGGTGCGAATTCAGCAAATGGCAATCCGCCCAACTGTTGAGTCTCTAATTTCACAGCTGATCTAGCTTGCGTTTTATTATCGTATTCTCCTATTCCTAATATAGCTATAATTGGATATTCGATGTTGTTTGTTGCAAACATATGTATCAACATGTACTTGTTTGAAGAAACTGATTGCAAAGTCCATGATACGCCGTCATAGTAATTGTAAGCAATAGTTCCACCAGTGTATCCTTCTTGATTTGAATATATGACTGGAAAAGAATCGGCCGGCTTTCGTTTCCAACTACTATCTGAACGATAAAAAACTGGAAAAGAAGATTGTGCAGGAATATTTATTTTTATATCTTCGTCCCATATTACACCGGATTGACACGAGAACTGAGCATTTGCATCCAAAGAACCGCTTCCATCAATAGAAAAGCCAATTAACTTTAATCCTCTGTCAAACTGTGCGCCTCTAGTCGTGTGCAAATATAGATGTGTTCTAGTTTCCATATGTATTCCGTGTCTTTCGTCACCAAAATATATATGCTCACTTCTGTCCCTGTCCCAGTAGATGATTGCAACTATGCAATATTTAGTAATCAACAATTCATCAAATACTGAAGTTGTTTGTAAAGTTGCGTTTTCATCTATATAGAAAAAATGCATCCCATTTGAATCAGACCAAATAGCAGATAACGGATTCGATATCGTTATCTTGAGTCCTCCAACAAAACACACGTAAGATCCAGAGTTGGGAGATATTGTTAACAATCTTGCTATGTCGCTTATTGATAAAACAACTGATTCTGGTTTCAGCAAACCGACTGGAGAATTAATCTCCTCACCTCCCAGTCCTGAGGGACCAGTTGGTCCAATTGGACCCGTATCGCCAGTGTCTCCCTTGGGACCAGTTGGCCCAACCGGACCCATGTCACCAGTATCTCCCTTGGGACCAGTTGGTCCAATTGGACCCGTGTCACCAGTGTCTCCTTTAGGGCCAACCGGACCCGTGTCGCCAGTGTCTCCCTTAGGACCAACCGGACCCATGTCGCCGGTGTTCCCCTTGGGACCTTGCTCTCCCTGATCGCCTTTTATTCCTTGAATTCCTTGAATACCTTGTGGACCGACTTCCCCCTGAGCTCCTTGCGGTCCAGTGGGGCCTTGAACACCCTGCTCTCCCTGCGGTCCAGGAGGTCCTTTAATTATGCCTGCGTTGGTCCAAGAATATGTGTCTATGTTCCATACGTAAATAGAGCCATCAGATGATATTATCCAAGCGTCCCCAGGGTCTCCGGCTAAACTTCCTGCTCCATTTATAAAATCTTCGTACGTTGGATAAGAGCCCTGAACAGTTAAAGCGGCACCTGTTTCACCCTGTATTCCAGGAGGACCTTGCTCTCCCTGATCTCCTTTTATTCCTTGAATTCCTTGAGCGCCGGTGAGACCTTGAATTCCTTGCTCACCCTGTTGTCCCTGTGGTCCAACTGGACCTTGTTCGCCTTGTGGACCTTGGGGACCTTGAAGACCTTGTTCGCCTTGTGGACCAGTTGGACCTGCTTGTCCAGTTCCGTTTTCTATTGCATCTATTAATTCTTTTCCATATTTTTCACTAGTTACAGCAATAACTATGCGACGTTTAAGTTTTTGCGATAGATAAGCCATAACTCCCTCATTGCATGTATAATTATTAAATATATCACATTTTTAGTCTAAAAATAATTCCGATTCTCTTGAGAGGGTAGTAAGTGGATGATTTAATACTAACATTATTAATATTGTTTTTTCTATATTTTGCGATAATGGGGTTTTAATGGAATATTTTTCGTATACTTTAAATATTATCGCTATAGTGTTTCTACTACATAAGATATGCGTATGTATGCTGTTTACGTGTACTTTTTCTTTTATAGCATCTAAAATGCTTAAAGCAATTAAACATAAAATAAAAAGATATCCACTTAAAAGTTAATATCGTAGTAATAAAAATAAAAGTATAACCTCTTTATAAGAGGAGGTTATGAATGAGTTTGAAAGACAAATTAAATCTGGCGTTGAAACTTTTATCAAACCAAAAAGTAAAATACTTGTTGGTTTTTTTAGTGGGATTGTTGTCGAGTAAATTGCTTGCCTATTTAGGCTATCAAGTATTAATGCATGCCGCAAAGCAGTGTCTGGAAACATACCCTCAACTTCCTGGTTTCTTCATTCCTATCTGTATGCAATCAGAACATCCTGTTCTTGTTTTAATTGGTAAGTTGCTTAATTTAACATTTTAACATGGAGAAAAAATGGCTCGCCAACAATTCCGCAAAGGTATAGTTCAAGACTGTAAAAAAGAAGGCAAAGTAAATGTAACCGTTGTAAAAATCGGTGGCAAAAAAATAGCAATAAAAATACCAGTTACAAAATAACTGCAATACTCACCTTTCAATTAATCAAGAATAAAATCAGTAAAATCCGATTCTTTAATTGATTGTAAATGGGAGGTGAGTATGAAAAGTACAGCATATGAACTCATGAGTTACGCAGTAAGAACTCTCTGTGTTCCTTACAATCCCGAAGATAAATTTGAGAGCTACGTAAGCAAAGGCTACCTTGATCAAGGATCTGCTAGGTTTCTAGATCAGGTTCGCGAAGAGATCATTAGATCAGAAGGTCTTGGTGAACTTTACAATGCTGGAAATCTGATTTATGCAGAAGATCACGATTGTCTTGCAGATGTTTACAATGAGTATTACTATAGAGCAGTTGAGGAAGATCATTGGTTCCAAGAACCAGAAGATACTTTTGGATAATAGGAGAGTGTTGTGAATAATGAGCTTAAAGCTAAATTCGCAGAAGCAATCTCTGTTATGTCTTACTACAATGCGGCAGAGTACCCAATGTGGGGAGTTGAGACTAAAAAAAGAGAAGCTGCTCAAATAAAACTTCGTAGTCTATATCAGCAAATGATTAAAGAGTTTGGTCATAAAGAAACAAATGAATATCTTTCATCGTTGCCCCGACTTATTGGAAGCGAGGATCTCGAATGAGTTCGCCCAATGAATTTTTTCTTGGTAGACTTTCAAAAACATATGCGGCTACTTATTCTTGTAAATTAATTTTTTCATTGATTGATATGAAGATACTTTCTAAACAAGATATGTGGCTGTTGGATGATTTTAAACATAAAATATATAGCTCGAAAATAAGTCGGACTTTGCGAGACGAGAATGCAAAAAAGATACATGAGCATTGATGTTTATAATCCATACTTTAAAAATACAAGCTTGAAACCTTGGGTTTGGTTGCGTTTTTTAAAGAGCCTTGAATCACTAGAGATAATGAAACTATGAAAAAAATTATGCAGATTTTATACATACTAACCACGGGCTGTGCGACAGTAAAAATTCCAATCGATGAAAAGTCCAAGCTTGCTAGATACAAAAATGGAGACTGCTTGATGCTGATCGATCCAACCCATGGAGTTGCTAGTTCTAGACATAGAGTAAGAATAGAAAAGGTAGAACAAGAATTGAGAAAATATTCTTACAGATGGCTGTTGGATACTGGAAAATGGGATTCTGAATTGTCGCAGGGAGTTGGTCGATTTGATCTCTTAGAAAAGATAACGGTTAAGGTTTATGATTGTCCAAAGTAGTTAAGAATGTTTTCCGAATAGGCCCGTAGCTCACCGGTCAGAGCAGCTGCCTTATAAGCAGTTGGTAGGTGGTTCAATTCCACCCGGGCCTACCACCTTCTTGGTGGTAGGTTTGCCAACGAATCAGGCACTAAGTGAATGCTCTTACGTGAGCCGATAGGAGATGGTAATGTGTGAGAATCTTCCACGTATGTTTAAGCCCGCAATCGACGCGAGCGAAAGAGCAGAGCATGATCAGTATAAGATCGGTGCTGTTTTGTACTTTAAAGGAAGACCTGTGTCGACTGGATGCAACAACATATCTAAAACACATCCGTTGTGCAATTTTGAAACATATGGAAGACCTGTTACAACACACGCGGAAGCGAATGCAATCGCAAAAGCAAGAAACTTTTTGTTAGAGCTATCTGATTCGGATAAAAGAAAACTTATTCTTGTTACTTACAGAAAATCAAAAGACGGACGTCCAGCATTGGCGTTGCCATGCAGTGGTTGTCAGAATCTAGCTATGAAGTTTGGAATCATTAAATTTGCATACACAACTGAAAATGGTTATGCTTTGGAGCTCAAGTGCGAGTAAGAAAAGAAGATCTGTGCATCAGCATTCACTTTGATGAAGAAGAAAACAAATGGATCGGATCTGCAACATCCAGCGCCAATTACACTCCATTTTATAAACAAATGACAACATTTGAAATATCTGCAGAATCTAAAATATCTGTGCTAGATTGCTTGATCAATCTTCTAAAACAAATAGACATAGAGTGAATTTCGATTCTGTCGAATCCCAAGGGGGTTTTATGGAGCTAGCAAAAGACTGCCAAATATCAATTGCTAAAGTTGAGGTTGAAAATATCTCATTAATCCTTGGCATCGCCGATAAAGAAGTTATTGAATCAATGCTTATTCAAATCGGATCTATGGTGAAAAACTTAAAACCCAAGTTTGAAAATCAAAAATCATTTCATAAAACTTTTTACATTTCTAATCAAAATAAAAATATTCACTTCAAACTAAAAGCAGTATTCCACATCAGATGGTGGAGAAATATAGATAAAGAAAAAATACAGTTAGTACTTGTCTCCTCGCCTCAAGGTGTTACTAAAAAATATGTATTCAATTGTAAAGACATACAGAGCAGTATTGATACTTACTTAGAAAAAAGTATATTTGGAGAATCAAATGTTAAAGAATAAAATTATTTCTGTAATCTTTTTCTTGAATGGATGCGGATCAACTGATCAAGATGTGGCATCCAAACAGCCCGATTCTCCAACCATAGCTGCAACTCCAGTAAATGAAAAAGTAAAACAAAGAATGATGAACTGGTTGTTAAAAAACGTTTCAATCGATAATGAACTATATCCACATGTTGCGGAATTCGTAGCGTATTGCTCTTCTGTCGGGGGAGAATTTACAACACAGTGTGAAAAAAGATTAGCAGCGCTCGACAAAGTAGAAACTGTTGATGCATTTGAAGACAGTCCTCGAATTGTAGGAAGATGTTATTACGGAGAGTCTTTATCGGCACCTAGGACTGTTCAAGTGTTAAAAGGTTTTGTTAATTCTAATTCGCTTTCAATGAAAGGCTTGGTTTTTCATGAACTGGGACATTGTCTTCTTGGCCAAGACCATGTAGATCAAAATAAAATAGACATAATGACTCCGTACATCATGCGAGAAAGCGAGTACGGCGCATATTGGAAGATTTTAGTTGAAGGTCTTTTTGATTCTAAAAGACTTCCCAATGAAAAAACTAATTCTAATTTAACTTATCTTCATGAAGATACGGTAGAATAATTTGGAGGATTTATGAAATATTTAACTTTGTTAGCCACTTGTGTGTTTTTAAAACAAACATGTGGTAATTTTCTTGTTATTATCAACAGTAATACAGAATCCATTTACATATGTAATACGGTTACTTTGGAGTGCGATTTTTCAAATGTTGCTAATTTGATTCTTTTGAGGGAAACAAACTCATGTTCGAAGATGGTGCAGACAGATCTGATATTCAACAAGAGCTGCGGACGTTAATATCCTTAGGGGATACATTAACGTACGGAGAGCTTAAGGATTTAGTTTCAGATACTTCAAAAATAAGCAGGCTAGAAGTAGAGATGCTGTACATGGAATCCATGGAGTGCGTCTTAGAATTTGTAACAATTTGTCATGATTTATCAAGTGGCAAAATATATCTAATGTGCAAATCATGTGCAATAATGCATCATTCATTGGTTTCTAATATTTTAGATCTAAAATCATTAGATGGAAACTGTGTCTTTCTTGATCCCAAAGATATAATTAATTTTTTAAATATATCAGCGGACCCTCAAACCGAGATACTTATAGCCGTGCATTCGCATACAAACGATATGTTGTTTATGCTAGCGCCAGTGACAATAGTAGGACCTGGAGTCGTTAGATTAAAAAATGGACAATGTTCATCTAGGCACGATGTTGTTTCTTTCTGGGGAGAGATGTGATGTCTAAGATTAAAAATTCTAATTTCGTAAATATTCAAGTAAAGACAAAAGATTTTTTTGAGCTTACGCGATCCAATATTCACGACATGGGTGAAGAAAAAACAATTGTAAGACTGGTTGACGGAGATAGGATTTTAAGAACATTCAAAGGTATAGAGGCAAAAAGTGCAATAGTATCTTTAGCTTTAGATTCAAATGGTCGGGTTTTTCTAAGAAACATAGATGATTTACTTAGAACAGTAAAGGATATTAGATTTTGGAATAATAAAAAAATGTTTTCTGATAAAAAGAGAGGTTTTGTAAATGGATAAAGAAAAATTAACTAATATAGTAATCAACTTTTGGAAAAAGCTGATACTAGAAAAAATGGGAATGTTTTTATTAATAGATGGAATGACATCTCTCTTTTTCTTTATTTTTTTTAACGCAAATGTTTCTGTATTGTTAATAGTCTTTTTAAGTGGAATACCCAAATATATAGCTGGAGCGTTGGCTGGAGCTAAGTGTTTGTATTCATCAATCGATGAGGCATTTAAACAATGATAACAACTCTAATACATACTTTTACTATAGCAATGAGTAGCCCATATTCTGCTGATGTTTCTCTTCATTTAGAGAGGTGTACAAATCCAACTATAAACATTCAACCAATTAAACCGATCATATCTTTAAAATGCGACAATTATCAACTTACTGTCAACTGTGCTGATAAGCAAAAAACAATAAAATCTCTAATAAATAAAGAAAATATTTATCTGGGACATATTGAGTGTAGAAAGGCAAGGTGATGAGTATCCTTATTCTTATTGCTCTTGTTTCTGTTATATTTTGGATAGTGATTAAATTTGTTCCCAATAATTCTCAAAAATCGACACATAATGATTCTTTTTATTCGTTTAATAAAACCGAAACAGATAAACATATAGAAAGAATATCTTATCAAACCAACGCAAACTACATGAACAACTTGATTCAACAAATAAAAGGAGGCAAATATGGAAATCAATAACGACATTTCACTTCAATCTGAACTAAATCGGTCTATCGAGGTTTCTAAATCAAACCTTCACAACTCTCTAGAAAGACTAAAGTTTTTAGTATCTAACTTCAATGGTTCAGAAGAACATCTAAGGGCTTTAGAATTTGTAGAATCATGCGCGTCGATTGAATTTGCAAATTTAAAGCATTTGAATAAAATGCATAACAAAGAAGTCTCGTCCCCATCCTTCTTAAAAAGATTTTTTACATATCTTGGATTCAGGGCGAATGCTCTTTAATAGTTGAAATCGATTCTATTTCCTCATAGGAGGAAATACTATGCAGTTTATCGATATCGTATGCATAGCCGACGATGAACATTCTGTTGAAGTGATTTCTTCGTCGGCTATTAAATATAGTGTTACTAATAAAATAAATCGCAAAACAGCTGTTGTGTTAGCAAAAAAAATAGATACTTATTGGTTCATCATTCATGGGCAATATCTAACAACCGAGACTCTTCCATTGGAATTTGCAATGGTGGCTGACTACTGTGTTAAAAGATACATCGAAACAAATGGCGAAGAAAACGATAAGCTTTCAAGAGAAATTAAAAAGATAACCAGTCAAGAATTAGAATTAGACAAACAGCGTCAAACAAATTCTTTTGCGGGAAGAGCGTGGAAATAATAATCGAGGCGACACAATGACTGCAAAGATACTGCAATTTAAGAGAAAAGAATTAAAAACAAATGATACTCAATTAGATCCATTAGCTGAAATACTTGAATTAATTGAAAAAGATTCTTCAAACGAAGAAAAAAACAATTCTATTTCTTTTGAAGAAAGAAAGTTTATGGAAATAGAACAACGTAAAAAAAAGAATGAATCTGTATTAAAATCTTATGGAATCAAATGATCTTGCCCGGAGAAGAAGTCATGCCTGCTCCAGGTGTTACTGTAGCCCCTCCGCTTGCTGTCCCTATGCCTGGATTTACTATTATAGGTATTCCCGCAGAAACCTGTGCATCCTGTTGTAATGTGTTTACGATGTCTTCTGCTATTTCAGAGATTGCAGAAGCCATTTTTTGCCAATGTTCTTTTGCCTTGGGGTTGTCCTTAGAGTCTTTTGAAAATTCTTTTTCTAAAGCATTATATATTCTTGTTTTTAATGCTGACTTTAATTTTTCTGCTACTAATGGCATTTTAATCTCCAAATTTAGTTCACACTTCTTATACCTCATTGAGTCTAGTCTAACCCAAAAAAAGGGTACAATTAGACCTACCAGCAGCAGCAAGGAGGAAATTAAATGTTTACACTATCTACTCCCACAAAAAATGCTGCGCTCGATAATTACTCCAATAAAATTATAGATTAAGAAAAGAGGACTAAATGAAAATCGCTAGTCGAGTAGTCTCATTTTCTTTAAAGAGGGCCAAAGAATGCTGACAACGGCGCGCGCAGCGTATCGTCCATTTAAATACCCTGAAGCTTTTGAATACTTTACAAAACAAGCAATGGCACATTGGATTCCTACTGAAGTATCAATGGCTGCAGACATAAGAGATTATAATCAAAATCTTTCTGCAACAGAAAAAGAAGTTGTAATAAAGATTTTGCGTCTGTTCACAACGATAGAAATCGACGCAGAAGAGTATTGGTCCAACCATGTTTCCAAGTGGTTTCCTCATCCTGAGATTCAACAGATGGCTTCTCAGAACGGCGGCATGGAAGCAATACATATCTGGGGCTACGATTACCTATCTCAGAGTCTGGGTCTTCCTCTTAGCGAATATGAAGAATTTTTAAACGACCCAGCCATGAGATCTAAGAAAAACAGATTAGCAGGGCTTCTGACATCTGTAGAAACTCTTCAGGACAAAGCAGTAAGTCTAGCTGTGTTCTCTGCTTTTACGGAAGGTGTTTCTTTGTTCTCATCGTTTGCAGTTCTTATGTCTTTTTCTAGGTTTGGTAAATTAAAAGGTGTTGCAAACATAGTAGCGTGGTCTGTGAGGGACGAGTCTCTTCATTCAGAAGCTGGGTGTTGGCTGTTCAGAAAATTAATGGAAGAGAATCCAGAACTCATGACTGATGATCTTCGACAGAGAATAATAAATGCAGCTCGAGAAACCGTAGATCTAGAAGATGATTATATAGATTCTGTATTCTCCAGTGGAGACATAGAGGGCCTATCTTCAAAAGATTTAAAATCATATATTCGTTTCAGAGCAAATACAAAGCTAGAAGACCTTGGACTTAAAAGAAACTGGAAGAACATAGACATGCAATCTGTTAAGCGCATAACAGACTGGTTCGATATCATGGTGAGTGGCGGAGAGCATGCTGATTTTTTTGCTGTCAAACCAACAGCATATTCTAAGGGGCATGTCTCATGGGATACTGTAAACTTTGATAGTAGGAAATATTTGTGAATCTAGAAGAACTAAAGAAAAACAAAGAAGCTCCGGAATGGTTGACGGAACCAGGTCTTCAGACACTGAAGGGTGGTTATCTTCTTCAAGATGAGACTCCAAAATCAGCGTGGCGCCGTGTAGCAGTGTCAGCGGCTACACGTCTTGGCAGACCTGAACTTGAGAACGACTTCTTTGACATCATGTGGAAAGGGTGGTTGTGTCTGTCTACTCCATGTTTTTCTAACATGGGAACAGAAAGAGGTCTTCCGATAAGCTGCTACTCTATTCATGTGGGAGACTCGACAGACAACATCTTCACCAAGAACCACGAGCTTGCTATGCTGTCCAAATATGGCGGAGGCGTCGGAGTGTACATGGGCGATATTCGACCAGCAGGTGCTAAGATATCGTCAGGCGGAACAACGGAAGGGTTGATTCCTTTTGCCAAGGTCTACGACTCAACGATAATCGGAGTGTCGCAAGGCAACATGCGCAGAGGTGCGGCTGCTGTTTACATCCCATGGAGCCACGGCGATATCAGCTCCTTCATGCGAATGAGAAGACCTGAAGGAGATGTCAATCGTCAATGTTTGAACCTTCATCACGGCGTGTGTTTAGATGATTCGTTCTTTCAGAAACTGAAAGACGGAGATGAGAAGACTCGCGAGTTCTGTCTTGAGATGTACAAGACAAGATTAGAAACCGGCGAGCCATATTGGTTCATGACAGATAATGTAAGAAGAAACAGACCAGAGGCCTATGTCAAGAAAAACCTCGAAGTTTACACATCAAACATCTGTAACGAGATATATCTACACACAGATCCAGATCACACGTTTGTGTGTTGCCTAAGCTCTATGAACCTTGCAAGGTGGGAAGAGTGGAAAGATACGAACGCTGTTTATCTTGCGACTTGGCTACTCGAAGGTGTAATGAATGAGTTCATAGAGAAAGCAAAAAGTCGACCAGGCTTCGAGGCATCTGTTAGACATGCAGAGAAAGGCAGAGCATTGGGTCTTGGTGTTCTAGGTTGGCACACTCTTCTTCAATCAGAGATGACGTCTATGGACGATTTTAGAGCGTCTTTGCTTAACAGAGCTATCTTCAAAAAAATAAAAGAAGAAGCAACTAGAGCAAGCAGGGATATGGCACAAGAGTATGGCGAACCTGAGTGGTGTAAGGGAACTGGACTTAGGAACACCCATCTTCTAGCTGTTGCTCCAACTGCATCAAACTCGATAATCTCAGGAAACGTGTCTGCTGGTATAGAACCGATCAACGCAAACGCATACGTCAAGAAGACATCTAAAGGCACTTTCATCGAGTTTAATCCGCAACTCAAGATGCTACTAGCTTCTAAAAATCAGGACAACGATCAGACGTGGAAAATCATAATTGAAGATGGTGGTTCTGTGAGAAATCTTGCATGTTTAACCGACAAAGAGAAATCCGTGTTCAAGACGGCTTTTGAGATAGATCAAAGAGTGTTGGTAGATCTTGCTGGAGATAGACAGAAGTATATCTGTCAAGGACAGAGCTTAAATCTGTTTTTCTCTGCAGACGTTGATCCACAGTATTTTCACGATGTACATATGAAAGCTTATGAAAAAGGTTTGAATGGACTGTATTATGTTCGCTCGAGCTCTGTGTTACGAGCGGACATATCGTCTCGCGGAAACGAAGAATGCTCCGCCTGCCACTCGTAGGTGTGATCCGAATCTTTAATATCAAAAATGTGATATGTGATCTTGCTACTCAAAAGCAATTGGAGGTTTTATGTCTGAAAAAAGCAACGATACAAAGTTTCAAAGAGAGCCCTTGAAGGAAGTTCTTACCGATAAAGATGACGTGTTTGTTGTTTTTGACTTTTTCAAAACCTGGGATATCGAGATTCCGGATTATCTTAAAAAAGCATGCAACGAATATAGCTCCCTCCTGGAACAAGCAGAGTCTAATAAAGTTGAAGAAGAGCAGATCGTAACAGCTCAAAATATCTTTCGCGTAGCTTTGTGTCGAGCTATCTATGATGTAAAAGACGAACCTGTCTTTCAAGAAGAACTTTTGCACAACGCCGTAGAGAACTCCAGACAGATAGTTTTGTTCGATGATTTTAACAACTCTATCGAGAAGGATCTGACTGAATGAGTACAGATCAAGAACTTATCGACGATGTGTTAGATAATTTTAACTTCGAAAACGTACATGTGGCAATGACCGTGCTCAAGTGGACATGGAGTCTTGAAAATGGACTTGAGGTTCCATCAAAAGCACAGCTAAGAAGAATGGCTAGATCTCTATTGAAAGATGTTATCACTAAGTCATACGAGAAAGTTGGATCTGGCGGTTTTGAAGCCAGTTTTGACAAAGAATCTAGGCATCTTGCGCTGTCATTTGTACTTGAACAATACACAACAGAAGTATCGGACACCTTACACGTATAAGTAAGAGGCTGACATGATCATACAAAGACCAATGCTTGCCTCAGCTGTTGAAGATACTAATAAACTTAAATATCCTTTGATAGCAAGCCCTAAACTAGACGGAATAAGAGCAATACTTCAAAACAACCTTCTTGTGTCAAGAACTTTCAAACCTATCCCAAATCGCCATATAAGAAACACACTAGAATCGCTTGATCTAGATTGCGCTTTGGATGGAGAACTAGTATCTGGTGATTCATTCAACGAATCGTCATCTGCGATTATGAGCAGAGATGGTCGACCTGATTTTTCTTACTTTGTTTTTGACTCAGTCATCGATCCAAGTGAAGCATTCTCAAGCAGAATAAAGAGACTAGAAGAAATAACTAAAAAGCATCCAAGCATTAAGTTGGTTGAGCAAGAGATAATTGCGTCTTCCAAAGATTTACTAGAATATGAGAAGAAATGTCTTGATAGAAACTTTGAGGGAGTGATGATCAGAGATTCAAATGGATCTTATAAGTTCGGAAGATCATCGCTGCGCGAAGGCTTGCTTCTCAAACTTAAGAGATTCGAAGATTCAGAAGCTATAGTGCTTGGCTATGAAGAGATGATGCACAATACAAATCCAGAAGAGCTGGATGCGTTCGGCAACGTCAAAAGATCAACAGCCATTAGCGGCATGGTTGGATCTAATATGCTTGGTGCTTTTTTAGTTAGAGATATTACATCTAACGTTGATTTTGCAATATCAACCGGGTTGACAGAAAAGCAGCGCATAGATTTGTGGAGTGTCAAAGACAGCTTAGTTGGTAAGATTATAAAGTACAGACATCAGCCAAGCGGGGCTCTTGAAAAACCTCGTTTTCCAATATTTGAAGGATTTCGTCACAAAGACGATCTATAAGGAACAACATGAGACGAGTAACCCTGATGCGAACAAGGGACCTGAACACATGGGTAATCGTCTCAGAAAAAGGCGTGAAACTCGTTGAAAAGAGAATAGAAGAAGAGCAAGAAGCAATCGATTGGGCTAAAAATTATATGTCTTCTTTTTCTGGTATAAATTGTTATTTGGAGATTGATTATGGAAGCTATGGAAAACGTACCTACGAAGAAGAGTCTAAAGAAACTCCAAGTAATTAAAAATATCACATCTTTTTCAATGTCAGCTGTCGACATAGCTCTAGATCTGAAGTCCGCGGGAGTTTTTTCCGATTCTATCTTCAATGAAATAAGAACATCCAGAGACAAAGAAGAATCGCTACTTGTTGCTTTAGAAAAAGCATCAAAAGATGGAAAAATTGAACTACTAGACTACGAATGGACTATCCTGCCGATAGAGAGAAGCAAGTTAACTGTCTTAACGTCCTATGGAATAAAAGAATATGAATCAAAAGAGTGACAATAAAAGCTTAGGCGAGTATATTCTGATAGACAGATCTGACGTTCCATCTGTAGAAGATTTAACTGCAACAGTTGAAAGATTAGAAAAAGACATAGCAACCCTATCAAGTATGGGCGCTTCTAAATACAAAGATCAAGCAAAATCATTGATTCCAGTTTTAAGTTATTTAAAACTTCTATTGACGCGGAGTAAAAAATGAGTTTTGGAAAACTTTATAAATATAAAATTACAGATCTAACAATTAACTATTATAGTCAAAGTGGAAGTATGGGAGAGTGCTATTTATCAATAGCACCCTCTCGAGAGCAGATAATCTCAGAATACTATAAAAAGTGTTCTCAGAAAGATAAAGACACAGTAGATAATAACTATGATCTTTTTAAGACTCAAATAACATGCGGAAAACTTCCAAACACAATTTTTATATTATTTAAAGATATGGCTATTGCTTCGTTTGAACCTCAGCGGGATCAGTGAGAGAGTCATCAAATTCTTCTTTACTTTCATTCATTGTTAGTTTTGGAACTCTGGCTCGCTCTATTCTCTTGTAAAGATCTTTTATAAGATCTTGCATATCTTTAGGATTAGGAGTTTCATTCAACCTCTTTGTTCTAGATTTTCTTACGTTTCCACGTTTGCGTGAATCGATGATTTCGTCAGCCAAACCCAAAAGAACTGCCTCGTCTGCAGTTAAATATAGATCTCGCTGACATACATCTTGCCAAAAGGATTTTGGCATCCTTGAATTTGATTCGTATATCTCATAGAGTCTTTCTTGCATCTTTTTTAGATGCTGAGCTTGAATCTGACCATCTGTATGGGTGCCAGATATGCCATCTTGTCCGTCGTGAACAAGTACAGTTGTATTTTTGTGGAGAGATCTATGATCGCAAACAGCCATCACCCAAGTAGCGCAACTGGCTATCATTCCGCCGCCGATGAATTTGACCTGAACTGGTGCTGCCTCTATCTCATCTACGAGTCTAAGCATGTCATAAGGATTTCCACCTACGGAATTCATATGTATTTCTATGGGATTGATGTTGGTTTCTCCCATCTTGTGAATAGCTCTAACAGCTCTTTCCACTGTGTGCCAAGAGAATTCGCTGCCATCTTCGCCACTGTCTATGCTTCCGAAATAGATTCTACGCTTGTCCCAGTCTATTCCAGTAGTTATCAGTTCGTCAAGTTTATTTTTATCAGACATGACAACCCTCGTAGAGTACTTGATCTTCTTATACCAAGAAAGGAGTTAACATGACAAATATTGTAGAGGAAACCATTGAACAATTTTTGGCCAGAGGTGGAAAAAAAGAAGTTTTACCATATATGTCTCCAGATTCGCATAAAAAACAAGAAATATATTTAAGTGTGGTAAAATCAATATTAGACCTATCGGAAGGTGAGTTGTATTTTTCTTCAGAAAAGAAGAAAAATAAAAAACCTATTAAGGTTGACAATTCCAAACTCCCTGCAGGTCTGTTGGACAAACTTCGAGAAAGAGGGATAGAAATAGATGGATGAATTATTGAACAAAGCTAAGCGTCCAACCCTGTTTGCGTCCGAAGAAAATGGATTCGTTGAAGTCTACTTCACGGAAGAAGAACTTGCAGCTTTGATAGAGATAACTAATTTTGCTCAAAAAATATATGAATCATTGTCCAACAACAACATTGAAATAAACCCATCTCTTTCTAAAAGATATAAAACAAAATCAGCTACTGCAGCGCTTTTAGTAGAAAAATTGATGGTCGACGGAGACCCCGATCGACCATCAGATGTAACTATGAATTAAGGCAGGGTCGATAAGATTTTCTTACGAGACTCTATTGACTCGTAGATTTTCTTGTGTATCTTTGTTTTATCTTCATCCGACACATTCAGACGCTTTATCTTAATGTCTGTAGGATACTCAATTAGTGGACAACCTGAAAATGTCAACTCAATCTGAAAACCGAATAACGTTGCATTTTGTTTCCTGCTCGACTGAACCAGTTCCGCAGTGCAAGTTACGGGGGCAAGAGAATCTGCTGCGTTTTGGCTAACGGCTTTTTCTCCAACCAACCACCATTCGTCTTTTGTCAGTTTGTCTAATTTTTCAACTGATACGTTGAGTCTTTTGGCTTCTGCCTTATTCATTACTTCTATGACATCTTTGATCATTCTATATCGAGCATCGACCTCACCCTCGCGCCCCTGAACGCCAAAAGCAGCTTGATGCTGCATTAGGAGCGAAGTTTGACCAAGAAGCCTTTGATCACAGATGGTTTGAGTTAGCGTGAATGCCATAGAGGCAGCGAAGTCAACATAGCATTTAGTTTTAAGGTTTTTGTTGACAGCTTTAAGATCTTTAACTGCTTGATACATCTTCATGCCTGAGGCTATTGATCCACCGGGGGAGTTTATGTAGATAACAACTTCGTCACCCTTGAACGTGAGCAACTTGGTGATGAAATCACTAGAAGATTCTTCGGTGATTTCTCCACTTATAAGTATAAAGTTATCAGAAGACAAGACAACGGGATTCTCCTCAGCTTTTGCGCTTCCAGAGAAAACCAACAATAAAACAGTAGCTATAAGACTAAAAAACTTTATCACTGCACGCTCCAATGCTGTTGATTGATATTCAAAGTTATACTAAGTAGTTTAAAAAGTATTTTCCGATTCTATTTTTACAACGAGGGGTTATTCTATATCTAGAAAGAGGAACAATTAAGTATTTAATAATAAATAAAAATTTGCTAACAAATCCGATTCTATTTTATAAAAAAGAGGGAGGATAATATGAAGCCGTCTCGTATTGTTGAAGTTTTGAATCTTACGCATGAAGCTAGAAAGAAGGGGCAGATTTTTAATCCGTTGTTTGCCGGTGCTGCTGGTATTGGCAAATCTCAGATCTGTCAGCAATGGGTAGATCAGAAACGCAAGTCGAATCCTAACTTTGGTTTTATCGATCTTCGTCTCGCATACATGGAAGCTCCTGATATCATCGGATTTCCTTCTAGCGAGGTTGATGAAGGCGGAAGACAGAGAACCGTTCATCATCTGCCTGATTTCTGGCCAACCGAAGGCGAAGGTCTTCTTCTTCTCGAAGAGCCCAACCGTGGCACAACAGCTATCATGAACACAATGATGCAACTTCTTACAGATAGAGCGATTCACAACTACCATCTGCCCGAAGGTTGGATCATCGCGGCATGTATCAACCCTGAATCTGCCGAGTATGACGTCAACTCAATGGATACCGCTCTTAGAAATCGTTTTGTGTCATTTGAAGTTGAGTATGATCACAACACATTCGTTGAATACATGGACAAAAAGAGTTTCTGCAACACAATTCAAATGTTTGTCAAGTCTGGTGCTTGGACATACAAAGACGCATCGTCTCTTGGCAAAGATGGAAAGTATGTCTCTCCGCGCACATGGTCTCAATTAAATGCCGCTCACGAAGCCGGATCTCTTGAAGACAAAACCCTTCATAGAACGATTGCGCTATCAATCTTGGGCAAAGATATCGGCGCAGAATTCTGGAAATTCGTTCACGACGATGCGCCTGTGACTGCTAGCGATCTTCTTGGCGACAAGAAAAAGGCATTGAACAAACTAAAGCAACAATCGCAACCTGATAAATATCAAGGCGATATGATCGCTGTCACGGTTGATTCGATCGTGAAGGCATACGGAGGAGTAGAACCTAAAGAAGAACAGGTTGGAGAGGACATAATGGTCGAGGTCGCAAAGATCATCAACTCCGATCAAGCACTAACTCTAATTAAGGAGTGTATCATCAAGACAGCCAAGTCGAACATCAACGATGCGTTTACAGATTTTTCTAAAAAGCATCCTGAGCTCGTGAGCATTCTCAAGCAGAACATCAAGCTCAACAACATCAAGAAGTGAGGTCGATATGGGTCAAGTAGATAATAGTCTAATTACTATAAGTTTAGATATGCGTCTACTTGATCAATATCGAGTTTCTTACGACAAATATACAAAAGCAGAAGACTTGATTAAGATGATGGTAGACAATATAGATGACATTTTGTCTAAGTTCAATGTTAAAAGAAGAAATCAAGTCTTTTATATCAGATTAAAAACAATGAAGATAAGAGCAGTAGCTTATTATCGCGAAATTGATGATTCTAAGTCTGAGATAGCAATTGCTTTGAATAGCGTAGAAGCTACAAAGAATTTCAGTCTCAACAAGATAAAAAATCAGATATTCGAAGATTCATTGTTTAAATCTGACGAAGGGAGAAAGATTAAAAATGATTTCAAAGAAGCAAAAGTTTATACTGCCGCTGCTAGCGATTCTTACAACGTCTTGCGAAAAACTAGATACAACTGGAAAAGAACAACAAAAAAATCGAGTAGTTCAAGAATTCAAAAAGTTAGAAACCCCTGATGAAGATAGGACTTTGGGAAATTACGCTCTTCTGATGATGAACATAGTAAACTTTCAAGGTTCTTTAGCAAGAAAGAATATTCTTGCAAGAAATATTGTAAACGTATCTAACGACATTTTCTCTTCAATAGAAGAGAAAAAGCAGTTCATAACTATGGTCGCAATTGAATCTAAATTTAATTCCGAAGTTGTCTCAAGCGCCGGCGCAATTGGACTAACCCAAGTGATTCCAAGGTATGCAAAAGAATTTGCAGAGAAGTGTGGAATGAACGATGTTAGGCAAGAAGATCTGAAAAACCCAGAGATCAATCTTTTAGTTGGAGCTTGCCGCTTTAAATCTCTGCTCGACACGTTTAACGGAAACACAGCAGCAGCGCTGGTTGCATATAATGCAGGTACTGGTTCTGATCAGCTGAAGCAACTAAAATCACTTAGAAACATAACTAACGTAGAAAGCTCTTCGTATGTTGCAAAATGGCTTTATCTAAAAAACAAAGCCGACTCAGAATCTAAAGAATAAACTGCAATAGAGGTGATCAGATGACTATCAAAGCCGAAATAGTTGCAGATTCAGTCAACGATCTGGGAGACAGAATTACAACATTTGTGCTTGTTTATCCTAGATTTATACATTCTGAGATAATGACTCACAGATCTTTTTCAAGAAATGCAGCGTCTTCCAGAGCTATTCCATTAAAGACTTTTGTAGATCGAATTTTAGAAGACACAGCATCTCCAATTAGATTTTCAAAGAATAAGAAAGGGATGCAAGCAAACGAATATCTAACGCCTGAAGGAGAGGCACGATCTAAGATTATCTGGAAAAATGCTAGAGACCACATGATAGAGTGCGCAAGACAACTTGCAGATATCGGTGTTCACAAGCAGCACTGCAACAGGTTGTTGGAGCCTTTTATTCATATGAAAATGATAGTCACAGCGACTGATTTTGATAATTTCTTTGCGCTGAGAGACCATCCAGATGCTCAGCCAGAGTTAGCAGAATTGGCTAGATGCATGAAGAAGAAACTAGACGCAAGTGGCCCAGTTCTAAGAACAGAATACAACGACATGCATCTTCCCTTCATTTCAGAAGAAGAGAGAGAGTCTGGTGACATGGGTGATAATAAATTCTTATCATCCATGATCGTCAAATCTGTCGCAAGATGTGCAAGAGTTTCGTACGACAAGGTAGAAGGCGGAGAGTCTGATATTCAGAACGATCTCAGAATCTTTCTTCAATTAGGTCAATCAAAACCTATTCATGCTTCTCCATTTGAGCACGTTGCAATACCAGAGAGTCAGCCCGGATTTAAGTCTAGAAACTTTAAAGGTTGGACTCAGTTTCGTCAAGTGGTAGAAGAAGCTTCAGACGCAATTGATCTTATTAAAGCTAATTTGATGGAGAGCCCATCATGAAAACAAACGTAGAAGATGAGTTCGAAGATGAAGAAGAATCGTTAAAAATAAATATCGCATATCGATGGAACAGTAGTGAATTCAAAGCAGTAGATAGACTGTCTATGCGATTTGCCAAGACAAGATTAAAAACTATTGTAATACAAAGACGTAATATGATTAAGAAAAATAGAACAGATTCTTTCATAAGAGGTGTTTATTCATCGCAGATTATCATAGAATCCTAAGTTATGTGTGATACAATATAGCTACCACATGACTTAGGAGGTTGTATGGGCTCTAAAAACAAGTCCAAGAAACAATCCAAGATGGAGCGCTTAGAACAAGAGGATTATGATGCCTTTTTAGAATCTTCAATAAAGCAAAAGCAAGATATTGAAGATTTTGATGATTGGACTAAGTTAAGAGACAATGTTGTCGAACAGGAAATTAAGAAACAAAAAGAAGATGATCCAAAGTATGCTATCTTTAAAAAACCAAAAGAACCTCTACTGCCGAGCAGAAGTTATATAAGAAAAAATGATAAAAAAGAAACAACTACAAAGGCTTAAATGGACAAGAAACAAGGTGGAAAAGTAATACCTTTAAGAAAACCAGACGGGTCTGTCGACAGGAAAACTCTTGTGATGTGGCGCTTTGCTTCTAATATAGATGATTCTATAAAGAGCGCCATATCAAATGGACTTCATCCCAAAGAGGTGGTTGGAGTACTCGCTGATAGACTTGCTGAAACAATATCTGCCTCAAAAAACACCGTAACATCATCTAAAATGATAGACGCTGTACTGGAAATACTGACCAGAAGACTTCCAGAAGAATAGTAAATTCCGATTCTAAAATATTATAAAATATGGAGGTTCGCATGTCGAGTCAAACAGCGACAACGTCAGATAATTCCTTGGCAAAGAAAAAAGCCCTTGTAATGGTTGTCCAAGATGACACAAGCGAAGATCTCAAGAAACAATGTCTCGCAACGGCGTTGTACGAGGTGAATAAATACCACACCTTCTACGGCGCAATTCTATCTCTGATGAACATTCAATACTCGTACATGGTTCCAACGGCCGGCGTAACATTCAGCGCAGACAATGCTCGATACGAGATGTACATCAATCCAAGATTCTTCTGCAAAGCTCTTACTTCAGAGCAGAGAGTTGCCGTTCTAATTCATGAGATTTGTCACATCACGCACAAGCATCTAATCCGCGTCCCATTCATGAAAGTGAGCGATCATAAGCGTCGTCTTCTTAATATCGCAGGCGATATGTCCATCAACACTCTGATCAAGAATCTTCCGCAAGGTTGCAAGCAATGTCCTCCTCTTGAGGATATGAAGAACGGGGCGCAATGCTCAAACGAGCTATGTTGCGGTCATGCGATGTATCCCGCAAACTTCAGCGATCAAGACGAAAAAACAGGCAAAAAGACTCCGTGGCAGAATGGAAAAACTATGGAGTATTATTTTGAGAAACTAATGGAATTGTATGAAGAGCCGGAAGAAAATGAAAACGGCGAAGGAGATGGAGAAGGCGGACCAGGAAGCGGATGTCCTCGTCAGTTTGATTCTCACGAGTGGCATGGCAATGCTGAAGAATCTGACGTTCTAAATGCAACAGAAGATCTTGTAAGGCGTGCAATGGTTAAGCAATCTCTAAGCTACGATGATCTTCCGGCAAACATCAAAGATCTTCTTGATGATATCAAAACAAGACGAGCAGAGCTGAACTATCGTCAACTTATCTTGGCCGCGATCAAACGATCCGCAACAGGTGTTGATCGCAAATATTCGTGGGCAAGAAAATCTCGTCGCTTCGGCAACAAGGCTCCAGGTACAAAAGAAGGAGATCTTCCAAAGTTGTCAATGTATATCGACACGTCTGGTTCAATCTCTCAAGAAGAGATGAGCGAATTTTTAGATACAGTTGATGAATTCTTAAAGATCGGCAATAGAAAATGTTTCGTAAATTTATTTTCAGATGTTAATTATTATTCATCAAAGTATAAAATGGGCGAACGATCTCATGTCAAAGAAGCAGTAAAAATGGGAGGAACATGTCTTGAAAGTTCTCTCAAACATATTCTTGACACAAAAAGTGATCTCAACATCATCATAACCGATGGTTGCTACGGCGATGTTTCATTTGAAAAATGGTTAAAACCTGGTCAAGGTTTTCCACAAGTATTGTGGATCATCTCTAGAAACGGCACAGCCAAGCATCCAATAGAACGTCTCGGCGATACAATTCAAATCCCTAAGGGAGCAAAGTGATGGAAGAAAATTCTTTTGTAGATTTGAGAATTGGAAACACGGATCTATTAAAAGAAATGCTGGGCTACTCAATGGCCCAGCTAGATTTTTTTCAAAATGAAATGCTCTCTGGAATGGATTACAACAAAGAAGGCCCGTTAGAATCAGTTAAAAATGTGATAAAAGATCTGCACGACAAATATCATCCAGGTCTTATGACAGACAAATCTAAGGTCGTGATTGGAAGTGGCGCTAGTCAATTGATCAGTTGCTTCTTTCATCTCAATCAAAAATCTCATATACAATCTCCGTTCTGGTTCAGAACACCTATCTTAGCTAAACTTCATTCTTCTGAAGTTGAGTGTAGAGAAGATCTCAAACACATAGAATCTATCAAATTGATAACATATCCAAACAATCCAGATGGCTCTCTTTTTGTTGGAAAAAACAAAAACGATTGGTACGACTGCGTATATCTTTGGCCTTGGTATTTTGACAATAGAAATTTGTATGACAACGCAGTATCAAACTTAACAACCGCACCTAGAAAAGCAATAGTATTTAGTCTATCGAAGATGACCGGTCATTGCGGAACTAGATTTGGCTGGGCAATTGTAGAAGATGAAGACACATACAAAGAGATATGTAACTACATGGAGTATGAATCCGGCGGTTTGGGTTTTGACACACAGATGAAAGCATCTCAGGTAATTGATCACGTTATCTACGACAACAGCTGGTCTTCTCCATTAGAAGAAGTAGGCAGAATTCTTATCGATAGAAAAAAACAACTACAAATTATCTGTCAGAGAAAAAACTGGAAATACGATCAAGGTCCCGGTATGTTTGGCTGGATAACTTCGAACAGTGAAAACGTGTTTTACGATCTACAAAGCATGGGCATACTAGCAACAACCGGATCCAAGTGCGGTGGATCTAGTTCGCAGATCAGATTAAACTTAGCAGTTGATTCAAAAACATGGAATAAATTTTTATCAGCGATAGGTTGAACTATGACGATCAGCAACAACGACATAGACATAATGTCCGCAGATGAGGCAGCCTGTTTGATTAGGGACTATCTGATCAAATATGGAAGAGTTGATGTCAGGGACGCAAAAGAAAAATTTGGATCAGTTAGAGTTTATTGTAGTTTAGGTTTTCATAGCGTATATTCAATATTTTATCCTGGGTATTATTACGTGAGATGGCCATCTTGGCTGTACAAGATAGATCTTGCAATAGGGGTAAAATTTGTTCGTTTATTGAATTTTTTAATAGTTCCATATCATAAATGGTTATATCGCAGGGCCTATGCTAAAGCAATAGAAAAATTTCCATACATAAAACACAATATACTTTACTGTGCTGATTATTCAGAATTGCTAAGGGGATTGTGAACACTGAAGAACGTGTTATTTAAATTGATAGGAGAACTGCAGCTATAACCACAGTGAGAAGCATGGAGTTAAAAATTATGGTCAGTGATACTTTGATAAGAACACTTTTAATAGTTGTGGAATCTGTATTTGTAATTCTTTTTTGTATTTGGAGTGTACTCCATTTAATCAGGATTTTCGGCACTAAAAATAAACGCCAGATTGTACAAATAGCAACATCTCACGAGAATGATTTGGTACTGTGTGATGATAATACTTTGCGGATGTATAGATACGGAGTCTGGAAACGTGTTCCAGATGTTCCGCAAGATGAGCAGAAAGAGACGGGAAATGAAGCGTAGTGAAATGATTGAACGCTTAACATGCTTTCTCAGTGAAGAGCAGGGATATAGAGAAGACAGGTCATACGCAGAAATGATTATTGTCTTCCTCGAAAGCCAAGGAATGCAACCGCCACAATATTTTGGGCATAGTAGTTTTCTTCAGTGGGATATAGAAAAGCAAGAGTGCGTCCCTGCACAGCGACGATGTCTTCAAAATGCGTGGGAGCCAGAACAGGCAGGAGATACAGGAGATGAACAATGAACAACCAACAAGCATTTAATAAGATGGTAAGACACCTGAGAAAACAGAATAAACGTAGTGCCAACAAAGACGCAGGGATTTGTCGATACCGCACGTATGACGGGCTGAGGTGCGCGGTTGGTGCTCTGATTCCAAATCGCCTTTACGATTCACATATTGAACATCAAACTATTGAATATGCAATGAAAACGCATCCCCCCTTGGGTGAATATCTTGCAGGAGTCTCTCTTAACCTAATGAAGCACATGCAAGAAATACATGACGACGAGCCTGTGGGCAAATGGGAACAGTGCTTTGAGGAGGCTGCAAAAAAGTTCAACCTAACACTTCCGAAGAAAGCACAGAACTAACGGAAAGTGACAACAAACGAACGGGAGAAAGAAGATGAAACGCAGTGGCCTACAGCAGATACTTAAAGACAGAATCGAAATGCGCATAAGAGAAGGTCATTATACGTCCGACAATACAGACTATGAAAGATGGGCGTTTGCACATTTTCTCGCGGATGAGCTAATCTCTTTGATTGAAGAGCAAGGAATGCAACCGCCATGTGCCCCATTCCGGGTACGCAATAAACGCTGGAACCCAAAGAAAGAAGAATGGTACGAAATTGAAGAGTGGGCAATGGTAGACCAATGGGAGCCGGAGGGGGAAGCAACGCCGGATGGTTATGCTAATACTCTGCCAGATGGAGGTACTGCTGTAGGACAAGGTGAGCCAAGTTTTACTTCTTTTAAAGACCTAACTGAAGAAGAGTGGGCAGTGCTAGACGAAAGTTTAGAACATGTAGGAATTCGGAAAAATCGAATGACTGAGGAGGATGAAAAGTGAAACGTAAGATTATTCAAATTGCTCCGCCAAAAGACAGCCCTGATAGCGCAAACGAATTATTTGCGTTGTGCGATGACGGTACTGTGTGGTTTTTGTTGTACAACGAAAAGTGGGAGCCAAAATGGAAGATGATAGAAGGAATTCCACAAGATGAGAATACAGAAGAAGAAATGAATAATAAAGTTTTTAAACAATACGGCTGTCTTCAAAACGCGTGGGAGCCAAAAAAGGAAGAAGAGAAATAGAGCATGAAACATACTTTATCAAAAAGCGAAAAAGAAGAATTAAAAAGAATTTTAGACGAGGAAGAAAGACCTCAAGACAAATCATGGTTGATGGTTCAAGAATATAAAAAGAAAAAATCTAGATTCAACTGTGCATTGTGCGAAAAAACTCACACAATTAAAAATTGCCCGAATAAGATAGAAGAAAAAGAAGTAGAAAAAGATGAGTACTTAAAATCTTATGCTTCTCAGTATTCTTACAATGAGCACTAATCACATGACACTGCTACGGTTGCTGTCTATACCGCCTCTCCCATCCATGCATCTCCTCTCATGAGTGGCATATCT